CAGTCATATTTACTAGTTTGAAATTCATATCTTTAAAACACAAAATCAAAAATTTTTCGTGTTCGAAAGCCTCTTTTTCTGTTTTCCATTCAGCAAGAATTTGAGAATTTAGCCCATGCTTATTTACAGTATTTACCCAATGCTTGTTTCTTCCTTGGCGCACATTTTCTCTGCCTTTTTTTCCTTTCCCAATGTAAAAAATTGTTGAATCGTCTTTTTTAAAATGAACATAGGTATAAAACTTGATTTCATCTTGTGTCATTTCTTCATTCCTCTTATGTATATCGCCAAACTGTCTATGGTGTCTTGACCAAAGCCAGTCATCTTCTCTATCTCTTCCGCCACTTCTTCAATGACTGTGTTGCGCAACATCTCGTAAAACGCTTGTGCTGTTACTGTTTTGATCTCCTGCTCAACACGCTGCTTTAACTCTGCCATTCTTGTCTCCAAGTTAATCAGTACATCTATCTGTCGCTTGCGGTTAAGCGAATACTCAACAGCCAACCTGCGAGACACACTGCCTGTTTCCCAGTCGTTAAGTTCCATTTGGTTTCCTCTTGGCTGACTCTGTGAACTTGCCAGCCTTGCGAAAGATTGTCCTCAGACTGTTGTAATTGACACCAAACCTAGCAGCAATCTCTTTCTTGCTGAAGCCTTGGTCATACAGACTAAATGCTCTGCGCTCGTCAATTTGGATCGGCTTGCGACCTGATCCTTTCCTGGCTCCACCTATCATTGCAACCCCATCGGATCTTCATCAATAAAACACTCCCTGATGTACTTAATCTCTCGTGCCAGCATGACCATCACCTGAGCATTGGCGCTGAATGCTTCTGCAATTTGCTCAATCTGCTGTTCAAGATGGGAGATGCGCTGCTCCAATGTCTCTTCAATCATGGCAATAACTCCAATACTGTTACCTCAATGCGAGGCGATCCATATGCTTTGCTACTGTGCAACTCGCACACCTGACTGTCATCCAGCCACAAAATGCCGTTGCCAGCGTCCATGATTGCCTTGATGTAGTTGTCCAAATCAGGCTTGCCTACTGGTCTTTGCTCTCCAGACTCAGCTTGCTGGCGCTTGGCCTTTGACCAACTGACAGGGATAGTCTTGTACACCCGCACAGACAGGGCTACAGGCGTTTCCAAAGGATCTTGGCTACCCATGGCATGCTTCGCTGCTTGCGCTATCTCCTTCTCCCAATCCGCTGTCTTCTTGGGGGTATATGTCTTGACGAATCCCCCTTGACGAGCGAATCTCGGTCTGCCTTTCCCCACAGGCTCTCCACAAACGACAAAATTCACCATCAAAGTCATCAAGATCCCCTGTTATTTGCATGGCTCGGTTGACCACGCTGTCTGGTACTGGCCTACCTTCTTTCACGCTATCCAAGATGCGCTTGGCATCCTCAAACGTCATTTGACAGCCCTCAGTGGCTTGATGAATGGCAGATCCACTTCCTTTTCAGGTGGTGGAGGTGGCAAATTGGCAGATGGTGGTGTCCACCCAGCCTTGCGCCATGTAGCCTGCACATCAGCACCACGCTGGTACTTGAAATTGTCAGAAGTCACACGCACACTGGGCATAGTGATCTTGGTTCCTTCGGGTGGCATCCATTGGTTCATACTGATCCCTTTAAAAAAGCTTGAATCCTGTCGTCAGAAGATGAATAGACGGCAGACAAGCCATCAATTATCAAAGTCTCAACGATGGCTGACTGACTTTTACGCTGGTCAATGGCGGCTTTTTGCAACAGCACCTTGGCATGCGGTCTGATCCGTACAAGCAATTGTTGAGTCTCAATCTTGGGTTTGGTAAATGTGTGTTTCATGCTATCAATTCTATATCACATTAATTCTGTGCAACTAGGGAAACTACCTACAAACCCAGCATTCATTGGTGTTGTATGATGCTATCACTTTGCAATCATGCAAGGCAAACAACCTACCTATTAAGGAGAGTTCAATGGAATTCGGCACAATTTGGAAAAAACTTGTACGCCGCAACGACCCCCACACCAGTCAGGAAGCAGCTCAAAAGGTCAACACGACCAGCATGGAGCAGATTGTCTACGAGGTGATCGCAGGTTATCCACAGGGATGCATTCAGGATGAGGTACTAGCTCATCTGTCGAGCTACCCCTACTCTACAGTGACAGCCCGATTCAAGTCTTTGCTGGACAAGGGTTACATCATTGACACTGGGCTTACCCGCCCTGGTCGATCAGGAAGAAAACAGCGGGTCTTAATCATCAAGGAGCATTGAAATGAACAACCCACCAGCATTCCCAACAACCATGCACAACTATGGCGATGGCAAATACGCATCGCATGGAATGACCTTGCGGGACTATTTTGCTGCAAAGGCTATGCAAGGTTTGTATTCTGACCCTGAATGGAGAATAGATATGGACTTTTCCGATACGGCTTATGCCGCATATAACCAAGCAGACGCAATGCTGAAAGCAAGAGAAACAATTAATCAACCAAAGGAAAATCATGCCTAAATTAACCTCGGACACCATGCTGTCCTGTTCACAATTACCCAGCCTGTTTGGTGTCAGTCCTTACAGCACACCCAACGATGTCCTCACCTTCTGCATAAAAGCCATGCGGGGTGAAGATCCTCGTACCCCAGCAGGGGAAGCGGCAGACTGGGGCAATGCCTTGGAGCCAGCCATCATTGCTGAGATGGCAAAGCGCCTTGGACTGAAGAGCTATGTCATGCCCGACACTGCCTTCACCAACCCGCACCTGCCACTTGCCGCCAGTGCTGATGCCATCGGTACACCAGAGGACAACGTGGTCATCCAGCATGATCCCAGCAAGGGTATCTATGTGGTTGGCGCTGACAGCATTGCTCTGATTGGCAACGGAGTGCTGGAATCCAAACTGACTCGTGGTCATCCAGAGGATCAGTTACCCCTGTACCGTGGGCCAATCCAAGTGCAGGGCGTGATGATGTGTACTGGCTTGGACTGGGCAGCTATCGGTTGCCTGTACTCAGGTGTGGAGTTGCGCATCTTCCTGTTCAAACCCCATGGCGAAACCAAAGAGCAGATTGAAAGCAAAGCAACAGACTTTGCCAACCGACTGACAACCTTTGAAGAGACTGGCGAGATTGACTACTACCCAGCCGCCAACACCAAGGATGCCAACAGGGTATGGGCGACAGCCAAAGAAGACGAGATCGACTTGGGCATTGATGGCGAGGATCTTGTCGCTGAGATTGTCATTGCCAAGCAGAAGATGGCAAGCCTACAAGAGGATATCGACCAGTGGGAAACAGCCCTCAAGTCCATGATGAAAGACAGCGCCAGCGCAGTTGCTGGTGGCTGGACAGTTAAGTGGCCTATGCGTCACTTTAAAGCACAACCTGAAAAGACCACACCTGCCAAGGAAGCCTACTCAATCCGTCAGTCAACGCTCACTATTAAGGAAGCAAAATGAAACAGATCGCATCAGCCCTTGTCAAAGCCCAACGTGCCTTTGGCCCTGCTCTGAAGACCAGCACCAACCCTCATTTCCGTAGCCGATACGCTGACCTGTCAGCATGCGTGGAAGCAGTGATAGATGCACTCAATGAGAATGGTATCTTTTTGCTCCAAAAAAATTACGACTGTAGTGATGGCATCATGTGTGAGACAGTGTTTGTCCACGAGTCAGGCGAAATGCTGGAGTGCGGCATTGTCCACTTTCCTGCTGTCAAGCAAGATCCACAGGGGTATGCCAGTGCATTGACCTACGCTCGCAGGTACAGCCTGATGTCAGCCTGTGGCATTGCACCTGAAGATGACGATGGCAACGCTGGTAGCCGTAAGTTAGCGCCAGCAGCCAACCCGCTGGATGCTATCAAGCCACCAGCGCCAGCCACCCTTCCATATGTGCTGACGATACCTGGCAAAGAATCACGCCAGTACGCAGACTCAGATGCCTACACCAATGGCTCCATTGAACTGCGGGAAAAAGTAGAGAAATCATCCTTGGCAACACGCACAAAAATGACTAAGCTTAGGGAACTCAAAGATGCCAACGAGGAACAGGTTAACAAGCTGAACCCTGAGCATAAAGCCAAGTTGCTTGGGGATTACCAACTGCGCCTAAAGAGACTGGGCGCACAACTTGAGGAGAAAGATGATGGAGATGGAGGACTGGAATAAATTAGATGAAGAGTACAGGGAGTATTGTCAACAATGTCAAATCGCTGGCAAACCCCCTGTAGACTTTCACATTTGGTTGCTTGGTATTGATTAAGCCAAAGCAGACATAGCGTTATCGGTGCGGGCAATACGGTCATCAAGACCGTGTGTCCCACCATTAATTTTCTTGGTTAAGGCTGTCCAATTCTGTGCGTCAGCCAGCTCGTTCAGATTATTCTTATCCCAGAACCAACCTGCTGTGAGCGCAGCATATTTAGGTGTGCTTACCAAGTCAGGCTCTTCAATAAAGTCAACACCTAAAGAGTCACTAGCCAACTGGTAGTTTGTCTTGCCAGTCAATTGGATCAAGCCACGACCACGGTACTTGAACCCTTCACCTGATGCTTCGTCACCGTTGCCCATGCGATCAGCATAGACTTTGTTGGCGATCTTCTCAGGGTTGCGGTGGTATGGTTGTGCGGCATCCAAAGATGGGAACCGCTTAGGCCAAACCTTGGTCAATCCTTCTGCTGAGTAGTTGAGGTTTTCTTTGAGCGCAGTGAAGTTAGCAGACTCGTGAGCGCACTGACCCAAGAACGCAGCTTGTCTTTCAGTTGTGCTAATGTCAAAGCGATCACAGGTTTCATTGATTGCATCTATCCACTCCTCTGCCTTTGCAGGCGTGATTTTTAAAGCTTGTGCCAACTGTTCAGAGTTCATTTGATTCCTTTCATGGTTTGGTAAACAGTGTTATACGCATCGATACACGCATTCAATTGTCGGATTGCTTTGTCTCCGTCATCTGTGATGGCGACAAGAGCTTGAGCAGTCTTTCCGTCAAGTTCGGCTCCTGCTTGAACGCTATCTCTGGCGGCAGGGGTGGCATCTGTGGCGGTTGATACGGGGCAGTCGGGGGCTTTGACAGGAATGAACAGCTTGCGTTTGCCAGAATCAAGATCAGACTTGAGATTCGCAATGCGTTTGGATGCTTCATCGTTTTGTTTCCTTAGTTTGGCAGCAGTCTCTTGTGCGTCTGCTTGTAACTTCTGTTCTGTCTCTCTTGCCTTGGCATTCAGTGCGGCTATCTCAAGTTGCTGGCGATCAAACTCATCTGCACTTCCCTTGAAATATCCGCTTGTGCCTGCGCCAAGAACAGCCAAGACGATACCCAGCAGTACCCATGGATTGAACAGACTCATTCCTTAGCTTCCAGCTTAGGTTCAGGATCATTGTCAACCGCCTCCGCTTTGGCAGTGGCAACAGCAGTGGCAGCAGAGATTACCTTGCGTCCAGCCACGCCACCAAGCACACCAGTACACAGCAACATGATGTCATTGATCATCTTGGTGTACACCTTGTCAATGGGAGCCATGCCACTCATAGGCTGAGTCACCCATGTCACCGAATAGATAAAGCTGAAGCACGAGCCAAGCAGGATAATGGAGATCACAAAGATGACCCATGCCCATACACGGACTTCAATCTCGTCAGGATTCATGCGAGGCTTCACAGGTTTGTATCCGATGGTTGTCATTTCTTCTCCTTTTCGATGGCTATTAGTTGGTCAGGACATGTGCCAGTGGCAGTGCATACTGGGGGTTTGCATTCAGCATTCTCCCAATTCTGAGGATCTTGGCATGGGTAACGAAAGCGATCTTCACAACCTGTCAGCAGAACCAACAGTATTGACAAACCCCAAATGCAGTAGATGTTCATTTCTCTTTTTCCCTTTGCTTTTGTTCAACCTGTCTTCTTAACTTCTCAACCTTCTCAACCTGTTGCTTAACCTCATGCTTTGTCTCAAGCAAGTCCATCAGGATAATACCCATGATTGGCAACAAGAATACGACAAGAACACAAGCTGCAATCCAACCCATCACGCTCTCCCAATCTTGCTTATGAGTCCGATTAGCATCCAAAGATACAGGAGGAACAGGAAAGCTGCCAACAGGTATGCTTGTTTTTCTAGCAGGAGTCGTTCTCTTTCCTTTCGTTGCCATGCTTCTGCATCCCGCTTCTTCCTTGCCTTCTCTTGTTCACCAGCAATGATGTCCCTCATGCTGAAAACTTCTGAATACAGAGCGCCCATTTCTGGTGGCGACTGGTAGACCATGCACTCTCTGATCTGAACAACCAACCTTTCCATCTCTTGTTGCGCCAGCACTCTGTTGAGTGCTTCTTCCATCAGGTTCACATCATCAGAGAAAACAACAGTCCTAGCCTTCTCTTCAGATTCCCTGATGTGCGCTTCTAATTGCTCCTGTAACTTGAAGAACTCAGTGAGGTTTTTGACAATGTCAGCTTTGACTTGAGTCTCGTCAACAGCAACATAGTCTGCTTTCTTACTCTTGGCAGTAGGCTTTGCAGTTTGAGCCTTAGGCTTGCCATTAAAGAACCCAACAAGTGTTCCCCAGATTCCTTTGACCTCTTTGCCAATGGCAACAACTTCATCAGCAGTGCGCTTAATTTCAACAAAAGATTCCTTGGCTTGCTTGTAAAGATCACACCCAGCTTGGATGTTTTTAACAAGGCCAGCCGCAAGGAGGCAGATGCTGATCGGATCAATTTATAGCCCCAGGATTTTCTTGACAAACTCGCCAGCAACGCCAGGCCCAAACAACACGCACAACATCACAGCGTAGATTAGGTACTCAATCTTGGTCATTCGGCGGTCACCCTCACGCAAAGACTTGTCTATGCTCTCGTACCGCTGTGCGCAGATAGCTTCATGTACGGCAAAGTTCTTTTCAAGATCACTCATTTGCAGGCCATCCTTGTGCAGTTACCACAGCTATCAGAGCTGGCACATCAGAGCAAGCAGCAATGGCTGCCGTCAGTCGTGTGCATTCTGTAATCACAGCGGAACGATAGGTGGCTGTGTTAGCAGGTACATCAATGCTGCGCTCAACCTTGCGGATAACCATCCAGTCAGACTGAGCCAGCAACTTGTTGGCTGTGTCTTTTACTGCCGCAGTCCAATTCGACTTAAGCATGTCTAAGTCTTTAGGATTGTCTACACCCCAATAAAAGCGATCATCGTATGTGGCTTGATTGTCTTCTACCTCTGTGATACCAACAGCATTCTTTTCTGCAATACTTGTTAGGCGCAACCAATTGGATGGATAGCTTGTGCCATCTATCTCAAATGGTGTGTCGATGGGTAAAGGGTTGCCGTTCAGTAAAAACATGAGTTACCTCGCTAAAGAATTCTTGAATGGGTTTTCGGCAAAAGCGGCAAAAATGTATGTACCGCCAGTGGCATTGCTATCCGTGCTAGATGAGTTACTGCGAATTTTTACACCATTAGATAAAAAATCCACCAACCATGAGGTGTCTTCAGCCGCAGTGGCATTAGGATACAGTTCTTCAGCGGCGGCGTTATATGTGCTGCGAGAAGTGTCATGAAGTTGCCAAGAGCCAGTTGAGTCTGTTCTTTTGCACCAAAAATAACGAGGTCTAAACCCACAATAGATGAATGGCCCATCTGTACTTCCATTGCCTGTGTAGCTACCAAATGCTGAATAGCCAGCAACTGCGGCAAAGCAGTACGCAACAAAATTTGAATATGGCGATGTGACTCCAGCACTATTTGTTGTTGAATAAGCGGTTGGAAAACCAAACGTGCTTGAAGAGGTAGACCAAAGACCAGCGGCTGTCGCTTTTGCGGCAGTGCTATTAAGCACTAAATATTCCGTTGAAGTATTTAAAGATCTATGATAAACAATCCAATCCCACCCAACCGATCCGTAATTTCTTGATTTAATAATCATCATGGCTGGGACAACACCAAGTCCATGTCCCACTGTTGCCCCATTTGAACCATTACCTGTATATGTCACCACGCTAAATCCAGCAGTGGGGTTCGCTCTTACCTGTGCTGAGATAGAACCACTGGTGTTGGTTACTGTTGAGTTTCCAGCGTTCCATTGCCAAGCGACATAGGTATGTCCGCTGAAATTTATACGCTGGTTATTGCTGATTACAGCAAACCCATTGCTGTTGTAAGTAATAGACTCACCACCGCCTGTGCTGCCTTCTGCTGTAGTCAAGTTGGATGATAAAAATAGTGGTGGTGTACCGCCACGAACAGCATCTAATATAGCGTGGTCAAGAGCGTTGCTTCTATTTTTAAACCATATTAGGTCAGGTTGAAACGATACGTTATTGACTGAATTGTTAACTGTTTGCGTTGCACTGTTTCCAGTAAATATGTTTGCCGCCATGTAAGCCGCACCATTGCTGATAGTTGGCGCTGGCAGGTTCTGCGTGTTCAGTGCTTTAAACCCTGTGGGTGATGTATAACTAAATGGGCGTTGACCGAAATTAACCGACCACTTGCCACCATTTCCCGCAGTGGCTGAGTTGTCTCTAACAAATGGAACTGCAAGATAGCCAGACAAACTTATTGAAGTACCACCTGTTCCAGCAGATGGGTCACCAGCATCCCACGTTCCATTGCTACCAACCCATGCCAAAAGATTGTCCAAATCAACCGCAATAATTACTGTTTGGTTTGAAGACACATCTTTGTATGCGCCAGTAATACCACTGCTACCTGTACCAACGCCAGCAATAGCAAAGTCCCATCCTGCTCGTAAATTACTGCTTCCAACATAGCCGCTTAATGTGGCCTCAAAATACCATTTACCAGAATTTACAGCAATGGTTGCTCTTGAATTTCCATTACCGCTTGCTGCTGTATTTGCGTTTAAGTCTAAATTACCGCTTGCAAGACTGGCTTGCATTGTCGTAGCAGTGTCTAACGGATTAAGAGTTGCATAGTTTCCACGCCCATTACCACCATCTGCATAAGGTGTTGGCACATCCAACATTGAGTCGTATGTCGCACCAGCGGTCACGCTAATGTTGTTGGGTGTCCAGTTGTTGCCGTTGCCTGAGTAGTCCTTACCAATAGCTGCGGCAGTAGCGGCAGAGTTGTCGCTGAAGTTCAGATAAAAACCATTTGTGCCGTATGTGCCTGTGTATTTTTTAGGTTGCCATACGCCAGTGACAGGATTGATTTCGCCAAAGGATGATGGTGTTAAGGCTTGACCATCAATGAAGTTGATTTCTGTTATGTAACCATCAAAATATTGGTTATTTCCAGATGTATCAACACCTAGTCTGTGTGCAGTAACTGCGTTTATTGCGCTCGTTGTATTTTGCGTTGGCGTTCCATTGGTTATAAGAGTGCCATTCAAATAAAACTTGAGTCTGTTCGTTGCGGTTGCATCAGTCGTATTCCAAACCACAACAACGTGATACCACGCCGAAGGATCACGGTAGACAGGAGTGGTTAATATGTATCCATTTGCAGAACTGGAAATATAGTTTGCAAAATAAAACTGGTCGCTTGAGAAACCAATGTATGTGTTTGTCGTAGCTGTACTTGGCCCTGCGCAGAACAAGCATTGCGTACCACCTAATGACCCACGCTTAACCCAACCACTCCAAGTCCATGTAGTTTGATTTGTTGCACTTGCAGGTGTCCTATTGAAATAAGCAGTAGCAGACGCTCGTGTTCGCACACTGCGGCTAATCTTGTAGCCACTTGGCGCAGCAAGTAATATGTCTTTAGATGCAAACATTATGCGTATGCCTGTGCTGAGTTGCCATACCAGTTTGTACCATCCGCAACAAATGTCAGAATATCCCAACGACTTGCTGTTGTGGTGATCGTAGGTGCGACATTGTTAGGCCACTTCACACTTGTGAATGTTCCTGTGAACGAACCTGCACCAGTACTGATGACTAAAATAAATGATTTGCCAGCAGTTGCTGTTGGCATGGTGAATGTGCAGTTGCCAGTCATGGTGACAGTTTGCACAGTGCCATTGGTCAGATCAATTGTCTTTGATGTACCTGAGTTGCCAATTGCAACAACGCCCTCTGTGTAGTTGTTCACAGTTGGATTGGTAAGCGTCTTAGATGACAATGTCTGCGAATCTGATGTGCCAACAACAGTGCCACTTGGCGCAGTCTTTCCAGCCCATGTATCTAGATCAGCGTCCCATGCTTGCACGTTTGTGCCAATTACCAAACCAAGGTTTGATCTGACTGTTGATGCAGATGCTGTCAATTCAGACAAATTGTTTGCTGTCAGAAGATATGAAGCACCAGACACATAGGCAGCTACCCATGCGCTACCTGTGTACAAGCGCATCTCAGGTACTGTAGTGTTGTAGTACAAAGCGCCAGCAACCAGTGCATTACCATCATTGTCTACAGATGGGTTGCTTGATTTTGATCCAAGGTAGCGATCATCAAAGCTATCGTATGCCGCCAAGGTTGCATCTCTTGCAGCTTCAGCGGCAGTTTGTGCATTGCTTGCATTAGTAGCAGAAGTAGATGCATTTGAAGCTGATGTGCTGGCATTTGATGCGGATGTGCTTGCGTTGCTGGCGCTTGTAGATGCCGCTTGTGCATGATACTTAGCAGAATACTCTCCACCAGCTACAGCACCAGAAGTCTTTGTTGCCCAATCATTTGCAAGGGTTGCTGAAGCCGCTGCCGCTGCCGCTGAACTTGTAGCACTTGATGCATCAACTAACAAAAACCATTTTGCAGAATCAGTGTTTGTGCTGATTGGTTGCGATCCAGTAGATGTGTGCAGTGTTAAGCACTGATAAATATTATTGTTGCTGGTATCTTTGACAATGTCTCGTACATAGTACTGAGTTGCACTTGCCCAGTTACCACGGTTTGTGCCAAGAGTATCTGCAATTGCAGGATTTCCATCAGCATCAAATCCAAGAGCTTTATTTGCTCTTAATGATGCACGAGGAAGAACCATGTTAATGGTAGTTGGATCTGTTTGTGGTGCGCTTAATGCCCTATTCAAACCTTCAGCATTCTGCTGTGCAAAGATGGTCTGCTGATCCATCTCGTCATTGACAGTGTTGGCAAAGAAGTCACCACCAGTCACAAAGTCAGTAGTACGCTGAATGGTGCGGTTACCAACAATGGCAATCTGAGTTGCACCTGTTGGTAATGCTGTTAGGGTTACATAACCTGTGCCATTGCTGTTGATAGTGACTGTGTAATTTGTGGTCAACGTCAACAGGGTATCGTCTTGGTAAACAGCAATATCGGTGTTAGCCAAAATCTCAAAGGTAAAGTTATACGGCCCAGTACCACTGGCTGCATATACCACTCGGCGTGTTACGTTGGAAATTGGGATCGCCATGATCAGTCCATCCTTTTAGAAATTGTACGATTACTTGGCATATTTGCCTACCCTTGGAAGCCTGTTTTGTGCAGTTTCTATGCGGCGCTGAATGGCAACAGAGAACTTGCTGTTTGCTATCAAGTCTTGCTTTGCCGCTTCCGTGAACGAACTGTAGACTTCAGCGATATTTTGCTGTCTTACATACTTGTCCATTGTGTCAAAGCCTGGCGCTTGAGTACGTTCCACAATGGCATCCTTCAGACGCATGCCTTGACCATCAGTAATCTTGCCAAACTGACGCATCATGTACTCGTACTCGTCTGGCTCCAGCTTGACGCTGACATCGCCCATGGTGATAGAGCGACCAGGCTTCTTAATCGACATGCCAAGCTGAATGATGATCTTGTCGGCAGGACGCTGTTTGCTGGTGGAGAATCTGATGCCACTGGATGATGCCAACCATGGATTGGCTGGATCAATGTCCATCATCTCTTCACCAAGATAGTCGTACTGTTTGCCAAGAGAGTCACTCAAGAATGGAGTTTTGGAAATCGACTTGTTCAGACCCTCATAAAAGCCTTTGATGACGGTAGGCGTTTTTGGAGATTCAGCAGTCTCACGCTTATTGGGGTCAACAATACGTTCAATCTGCGCTCTTGCGCTGTTAAACAAACCAGCAGGAGATCCTTCAACGGCATATTGAGAGCCAGTAGATGCAACCTGATTAAGCGCATCCTTAAATGCCTGCTTTGGGTTGGGTATGGTTTGGCTGAAAGCTCCAGCAAGAGAGCTAATAGCAGTCAGGAAAGGCTGTTGTCCAACATAGCTATACAAGCCCCATGTCGCACCAAGGATAGCCTGACCAACCAAGTCTTCATCATCTTCATAACGAGCATATTCAACGGCATCAGCCGTCATTGCCAATGGGCCAGCAAGTGGGTCAATGCCACGGAATGGAACATACAGACGTTGGTCAGTACCAATGGATGGGTCAATCTTCATACCCTTAAGGTAATCGACAAACTCAGCATCCCACTCGCCAGGCTGGAACACAAACGAGTATGGCTTCCAACCACTGTCCAAATAGATCTTGCGCAAATTGGTATCGCCAGGGCCACCGCCTGTGATGCGACCATCTGCCACATACGAGCCAACACCAAGCATGATTGTCGAACCCATGCCAAACTTAGCCATGGCAAGCTCACGCTGTGCGCCACCAGCCGCCATGTCTTTGCGCCACTGGCTAGATAAGAATGCCATTCCACTATGTTGCATTGACTCACTTAAAACCCATGTCGGAGTCTTAACAAATGGCAAAGTAATTCTTCCAAGCAAATGATCTTGTGCCAGTTCTTGTATCTGTTTGGAAGCACCAGTCAGCTTGCGGCTGAATGTGATCATCTGAGCAAAGTCTGTGGCGGCTTCGTCAATGTTGGCTGGTGGATTAGCCAATGTGTCGCCCATTACTTTTAACTCAATTTGTGCGGCTTCTTCTGCTGTCTTGCCATTGGTAATAGCCTCACGCCGTGCTTGTGCGCCAGCACGATATGCTTGTGCATTCAGTTCAGCACGATAGCCAATGGTCTTGAAGAACTCATCCATTGCCATAATTGGGCGACCACCAAGCAATGATCCAAAAGTTGCGTAGTAATTTACGCCCTTAATAAATGTCTCATTTTCAAAGCCGTAATCTCTAGCATCCAATACGTTGTATTGGCCTTCAAGCTTCATACCGCCATCATCTAAAAGGTTCATGCCAGCACGTTGCTCACGAGTAGTTCCAGTCTTTAATGCTTGCCAGCTCAGGCTCATACCATCTCTGAAGCCATGAATCATTCCAGATATTAATGCGCCAGCCTCTCCAAGCTCAACTTCACCAGTTCCACCAAATGCACGTTTGGTTGCACTTATGCCACCAGCAATTGCTCGTGTGGCGACAGAACTTGCAAGCATACTTGTGTTTGATCCAAAGTTAACAACGTGAGTACCTGTGGCAGACAGCAAGCCATTCTTCCAAGTACGATCCCATAATTCGCCAATCAATCCAACCTTGCTTACCTTGTTAAGCAATCCTTCTCGCGCCCCTTCATCTGTCAACTGCACAAACTTTTCAATCATTAACTTTAAGTTGTCAGTCACATTTGGATCTGCCAACATCTTTTTCATTTCAGCATCGTTAATTGATGGAATCTTGATGTTGCCAGTTTCATCCATAATGCCAGCAGCTTTGCCTTCAGTGATCTGCATACGACCAACAGCAGTACCTTGTGCAGAGCGAGTACGAGACAAAATATAAGCATCTTGAACAGCGCCCTGCAAATTTAACTGGCGCAATAGTTTGGCTTGCAATATTGCGTCATCAGGGTTCAGATATGCCTGTCGTGCCAAAGTATAAAAATCGTTCATGCTTTGGTAACTAGCAAGACGTAAACGTAATAAATCAACAGGAATTTCGTTGTATTGCTCTTTCATTGCCTGTAAATCAGAAAGGATGTCAGAGCCAAAGCCCTTTTCCTTAGCCGCAGCCAATGTTTCTTCCCATGTCATTTTGTCAACTTTGATGCCTGTTGCTTCAGACAATGCGTTGACTGTCTGCTTGAAGTCATCAGGGCCATCAATGCGCTCGACATTGATTAGTGTTTCAGGAGGCTTTCCAGTTACTGGCGCAGTCTCAATCTTGGTTTCAAAGACTTCCAGCTTCTGTGGCAGTTCGCCAATATTCTGTGCAGGTGTTGGCGCTGCCTTAATCTTGCGTGGCTTTGGTGTGGCAGGAATAGGTGCAGGCGTTACCGCTGGCGTAGGCGATGGCGTAATTACCTTCTCGCTTTCTTGCAACAATTTCTTCTCAGCCGCAGCTTTTTCAATCTTGCTACCTGCTGGCCCACCAAAGTCTGTAACAACCTTGGTTAGTCCTTTGATGATCTTGTCACCAAGACCAGCCACTTGGATTGTGGTGTCGTCACCAGCATCAGCAAGTTCCACATCAGCACGAGGCAGATCAGCAGGCAATTGTTGCTCTACCTCAGCAGGCATGATTTGACTTAGACGCTGATCAAGAGATTCGTTTGCCATTATTTAGTCTCCATGACAGCTTTGCCTACTTTTTCCACAACCTTTTTTCCACCCTTGATTGCCAACTTAGCAGCAGCTCCAGCAACTGGTACTGCATTTAGTAATTCAAGTGTGTCTTCCATCTTCAGCTTGGATGTCCCGCCAACACCACCAGCGCCTTCAACTGGGTACTCACCGTAGCTGATTTGCTCAAGCACACGACCAAGGTCGCCAACAGTCAAATCCTTTAATGTCAGATATCCAAGATTAGGGAATCCAATCACATTGAAATCTATTGCCTCAGCACCAGTTTGAATGGCTGTACCAATAGCACCAAGAGCGTCTTGGTATTTATTGCGAGGTGTCGTTTGCATAGAGTCAGCAGACTCCACTGGCAACGGTGGATACGTTGCATTCAAGTAGTTGTCGATCAATGATTGTTCAAGTTTTGTTGCCATCATTTACCACGCAATGTTTTTTGCTGTTGACGCAAATAGCTGGCATCGTCTTCTTTTAGCTTGTATCGTGTAGCCAAGTCGTCAATGTTTGTGTTTTCGTCAACGACAGTACCAGCAGGAAGTTTCTTGCTTGTAACCAAGTCGCCAACAACATTGTTTATTTGATTACGAGCTTTTGTTTTTACAGCATCGGCACGGTCACCTGTGTTGTATGTATCTTCTGTTTGACGAGCAATTTGTTTGTATGGGATTGGAACGCCAGGGTTTGTTTGTCTAAATGCGTTCACTTGGAACTCAAATAGATCATTCATTTTGTTGTTCTTGATGATCTTATGCTCATCATCTTTGCTTGCAAACAAGCTTGCAACATCTGGCACACCAGATACACGGCGCAAATAGCGCATAGCATCTGACTTTTCTTGATTGAATCCTTCTAGCAGTTTGCTGTTCAAGCGCACATACTGTGGCCCACTCATGCCAGATCGCATTGCAATACGCTTTAGTTCTGCTGGATCAGTTATCTCGCCAAAAGCAATGCGTGTCTCAATATTGGCATACGCATATGGGTCTCCATCCTTTGGCTCAGGACTCAAGTACTTGTCCAATTGCTCAATAGAAAAAACACCCATCTTTGCCACTTGCAACGCAATATCTTCCTTGCGCTTCATTGGCGTACCCTTTTGATGAAACTCAATCATCAAAGTATTTGCATCAGCTTCTCTTTTGCGCTTCTCTTCTTTCTGAGCATCGTCATTCAAAGTGCGGCGGTCAGCCAATGCCTGCATGTAGTTTTTCGAGACTTCTTCAACAGCTTGCAAATCTGTTGCAATCAAGTCTTGCAGAATATGTGTTTTGTCACCAAGCTGACCTTTGCGAATTGCATTAAGTGTTTGTGTTGGGTTCAACAAATACTGGTCTGATATAACGACCTTGGTCAACACATCAATCTTTGCTTGGCGAACAGCTTTGTCCCAGTCTGCTTGCATGGCATTGCCACGCTCAAGACCACCAATAGCAGTACCAACTTGACCAAGCTTTAATCTGACTGCCTCAAGCTTGACATTGGGTGATCGTGGCTGTCCGTTGTCATCCAGCTCAAGTGGCGCTTCCAGCGTAGGCTGAAGCAATTTAATTTCGTTGAACAATGCTTGCTGAAGTGTGACTACATCTTGCTCACGCTTACGCTTTGCTTCAAGCTCAAATCCCTTTGCCATGATCGTGCTGGCATGCATTCCCATGGAGCTGACAAACTTTAGAGCAGCTTCACCATCTTCTTTGCCAAGCACACGACTGTATCCATCAGTCACGCTCTTCATCTTGACGGCAGCATCTTTGACAGACATCTCGTTGTTTACAAGCTTGTCATAGATCAAGTTGTACTCGTTTTTTGCTTCTACTTCAAAGCGACCAGACAACTCATAGCTACGAGCTTTTTGCAGTGCAACATCGTAAATACTGAAACCTTTGCCAAGCGACAGGTCAACAGGAATACCATTCTTTGCAGCTTCAATTTGTTGATCAGTAACACGGTAGTTGTTAAAGTAATCATTCAACGCTTGCTCTTGAGCTTTCTTGCCAGCCTGCTCAAACAATGCACCACTCATGCGATCAAGCACCTGACCCAACGTGCCAGCAGTTTGTGCTTGCGCTCTAAAGCCAACCTGATCTACAGCCTGTGGCTGAATCTGTTGCATAGGTACGCCACCAGCACTACGCAGTTGGATCTGTCCTGATTCAATTCTTGTAGCCATTACGTTCCTTTCTTAGGCGCTGATGGCACATAAGTTTTAGCCAAGTCCATACCACCTTTTAGCAATGTGTAATTAGACAGCAAATTACCTTGTGTACGAGCAGCAGAAGCCGCCATCTCGTATTGACCAGCTTGACGCTTGGCAGCAAAGTTGTTCAAGAATGTCTGATACTGTGTTGACTGGATCATGGCGCTTGCATCTTCAAAGCCAAGCACCTTGGCTGTCAACGCATTTAAATCAGCAATGCCAACGTCACGCATGGTTGCCGCTACATTCTCACGAGCAACACCAGCAAATGATCCTTCTCCAACAACCACACCACTTGCCGCTGCCCTTGCTCGCATGGAAGCATTGGTTGCTCGCATATTCTTCAGCAATGAGTTACCAGCGATCTGGTAGTTCATAGCTTCATTCTCTGCCTTCTTCAGAATACGACCAGCTTGGATCTCTGCGTACTGGTTGTCCATGTCGGCACGAACACCAGCAATAGCCAAGTTGTCTCTGGCTTGCACCATGTAGCCAGTTTGCTGATTGATAGCGGCAGCTTGCTGGGCTTGTGATTGCCCATAAGCCGTTATGAATCCTGCTGCTGCTTCGTAGTTTGTTACCATTTTTTATGTCCCTGGATGTACCGCCACCCTGTAGTCCAAGCCAAGCAAGGTCATCTTCAAGGGTAGGTTTTGTTGTACTTCAATGGATTGTTCTCTACTGTAGCCAAGTACGCCATTCACACGCTTAACGCCAGTAAATGTAGGCTCAGGGTCATCAAGCAATGGATTGTCAAACAACCTGAAAGCCACTGGCTGATTGTTGATGATCATGTGTTGTGTGTCTTTCACAACTGGGCTGATCTCCACAATGCGCTTTTTGAACGATAAACGAGAGCCAGTCTGCAACTTGACCTCAACAGGCATGGTCTTGACGTACACAGTGATTGGCAAACCAACCTCATACGATGTTGTGCTGGCACGGTCAAACGTCACGGAACCACCACCGCTGACAGTCTCATTGGACTGCACCACGCCATCGGTAATCACGTTCAAAGCCTTGCCAATGTGAGGCAAACTGCTGGCGCTTGCCGCAGCACCACCAATGAATGCGCAATCTGTGAACAGCGTATCTGAAAACAGCTCAACAAAATACCTGTCAACAGAATTGAATGTGCGCTTGGTGACTGTGTATATGTTGGTGATATCTACGCCAACGTCCAAGAATCTGCCATCGGTTGTGAACTCAGATGGGCTTGTGACCTGCTGTGATCGCATAACGCTGAATGCCGCCATACTGCCATCTTGCGTATTGGTCATTAACAGCAAATCAGCGTCCTCTGTGCTGGACGCACGGCGCAGTGCAATGCGCTCAGGGTTCTTCAGCAAATGACCAGAAAACAGCGAGATGCGCTGAGTGATGTAGGTCAACTGAGTGTCAGAGAACACAAACTCGTTGAGCGACTTGCCTTGGCGCTGGATGTACACAGAGCCAGAGTCAACAGACTGCACACGAGTGCCAGGCTTGATGCCGTTTCTGCTGACGTTCTTAAATGTGAATGTTAATGGCGTGATTGGATCTGTACCAGACTGAGGCACATAGAACTCACCACCAGTCGTGAACACTTGGAAGTCACGAGAGCTGATAATGTCAGTGATCACGTTCAATTCGTTGGTGTCCAGCGTGGCTTCAACCGCATCATCATCCAAAGACTCTGTTGGCACAAAGTCAAAGAACAGCGCAATCTTGCTACCCCAAACGGTAGATGGGCGTGACTTGGAGCCACCAAAGTACAGGCGACCTTCATGGAAAGTCACCGATCTAGGCCAGCCTTTGCCAGACGACCACACATCTTCATAGCCAGACTCATACTCCCAGCTGCCACTTGCAACTGCTGCGGTGCTAAAAAATGGATATTCTGTGATGGCGCTCACAACAGTACTGCTGGTATACGCCACAATCCTTGCACGACCCTGTGGACTCACATTCACATATTGGTTGACGCTACCTGCGGTAAATACACCAGCAGATGCCGTCAATGTGATGTTTCCAGAGACAGCACTTGGTGTCAGTGTCGCCGCTGGGTTGGTGGTGGTAAGCGTGAAAGCATACTTAGGGATGCTGTCAAATGTGATCGATGTAGCCGTCCACAAAGAATCTGAAGCGCCACGCACAATCTTGACTGGCTGTAAGTCTGGGTGGACAACGATCAGCGTATCGGCAGACTGAGTCCAGCACATGTCGTCAACCATGCTTGATGTGACGGTGGTGGTCAGGTAGTTGTTACCAGTGCCATTGATGTTGGAGACAACAGCGCCAGCCTTGATGACGTACATGCGCTGATGGGTGAAACACAACATGTAGCTGTCGTCCACAGAGAACTGGAACGGCACAAGGCGCACACCATTGCCTGCTGATGGGGTACTGCTGTTGGGAAGCTCTAGGATGTGCTTCAAGCCTGGTCTGCGGCGCAAACCACCTTGGGGCTGGATTAGTACGTTTGTCGCCTTTGCCAACGCATTGGAGTAGGTAGCTAGATCCACCCTTGCACGGAGCAAAGGATCAAGCTCTCCTGTGGAAAAGTTGGTGGTAACGTCAACAAAACGTGCCATCAGTTCCTCACTGCAATCAGGCTGTAATCTTCGATCACCCGCACTGGGTTGTTCTGTCCATCAATTTGCATGGCTGTGCGGAAGTACCCGCCACGACCATTCTCTGAAATGTCGCCAATGGCAACACGCTGCCAGTATTGGGCCTTGTCTGATTGTTCGGTAATGGGCATTGCCAAGTGCCAAGCCATCATGTACTTGAGCAGTTGGACAAAGTATTGGGGCATGGCGTACTCGCCAAGGCTGTACTGGTAATCAATGTAGACGCTGGTCAGGTTGGTCAACAAGACATCGCCTTGGATCTCCCAATCCTTTTGCACAGGACTGCCAGAATTTGGTGAGTTGTACACAGCACGAGGGTTGGAGATTTTGTCGCCAGGCAGTTGATACTGGTACTTCCACACGGAAGTTGGTGCTGTCAGCAACTGCGCCAGTTGAATCTTTTTGAAGCTAAATGTCCACGGATAGGTGGCAAGCGTAGAGTCTCTGATGTCGCCATACAAGCGATCACAAGCACTGGACTCATCAGTGCCATCGTTGAAAGACGTAATAGCCTTGGCTCCCAGCATGATCAATGCATCTGAGCAAATTGAAATTCCTGTATCGCCTGCTGCCATATGTGCCTCTCAATGTAAGAAAGGCCATCCTCCGAGAATCCCCAGAAGATGGCCTACTCAGTCGACTACCGATTAATCAGTGTCAGTTGCAGTAACGGTCACACCGTCAGTGATGTCAACCACAGTACCTGTGTTTGAGTTCACATAAGCGGTAGACATTACAGGAGTGCCACCAGTTGCTGAGTAGCAAAAGATCAAGTCGCCAACCTTGAGGATGGAAGCCACCGAATTGAAATACCCAGATGCACGGATAACGCTTTGAGCGTCAGTGCTGGTGTAGGTATAGATTGCGGGAGCATTGCCAGCCTTTGATTGACCACCAATTGCGTTAAAGCCTGTAGATGAAAAAGCCATGTTAGTCTCCTAGATTAAGATTCACGGCAGGTGATCTGAACGATACCTTCCGCATCAATGGCGATTGCACCAGCACTGAAGACTTCATTCACCAACCAAGAGGTTTTCTCAGGGATGTAGTTGATCTCAGTACGCATGGCAAGACCTTCGGCGTAGCCCACTGCATCCTTGTGGAATGCAAAGCAAGTACGATCCAAAGAACCGTCAATTGCCAAGCCACCTTCAGAGCGGTCACCCAACACATGGAATGTGAATCCCAAGAATGTGTTGATGTCGCCTTGCACCAATGCTTTCACACTGTTGAAGTCGGAGCTGGTAACGCTGGTTTCAGACAGCAAGTTTGCCAAACCGTTAGCGTGGATGATGATATTGCGACCATCGGGTGGCACATTACCTTTGTCCAACAAACGCTTGGCTTCACGCAGCTTGGCTACGTTCATGTTAGTGGTTGCACCACCAACGCTGTTGGCAACAGTCAAGCTGGTAGAAGAAGCAGCCAATGCGTCCAGAATCATCTGGTCTTGACGGCGACCCATAGCGCCAGCAACAACTTGCACCAATTCTTGACGCTCGTCAAAGTTGACTTTAGCTTGAGAGAAGATGTCGCTGTACTCAGCCGCGTTGTAATCAGCCAACGTACAAGTGACGGTGCTGAATGCTACGTTCAGAGGGGTGACATCAGTTTGGGGAACACGGACAGTGGCAACACCACGACCGACTTTAGGGAACTTTACAGTTGAACCTTCGACTCCACGACGCTGGCGAACCGCTGGAACCAGCATTGCCTTACCTTGGTAGGCTTGCTTGACTTCCGCATCGAACAGAGTAACAAAGGCGTTGGATAGAGAAACGCTCATTTGGATACCTCGTTTAGTTAATTGATCAGGGTTCTCGCCACGGTAAGCCTGAGAGTCAGGGCCGAATGCTTGCTGGTTAAGCCAGCCAATCTACAGCATCCACTGCGGTTAAGGGTCTGTTGCCAGATATGCCTATGCTTACATTATATATATCACTTTTCCCAGTGTGTCAACATTTATTTAGGCATAGCTTCCCCAAGGGTGGTAGCCAATGCTATCCAGCCCTACCCAGAGGGTCATGCTTTAAGGGGTAGTTAATCTAATAACTCCCCCCAAAGCCAACCATCCCAGTAAACCCTTGAGGCAGCGATTCATCCAATATTGGCTTGTCCCACCCATGTACCAATATCTACCCTAGTCCCTCGCTGACAGGCTAGTAGGGTTATCTTGGGGGTGTAATCCAAGCCCTGTGTTTCTTGGGTTCAGTCCATGCAGACCATCAGCTAACGCGCCCTGACGGTTGTCTTGACTGCTTTTTCAGATTGTCTGGAGTCGAACCAGATAGACCTCTAACACACCTTGATGTATATCATGCGCTCTAGAAAACGCTATTCAAACAAGTAGCCACAGAAGAGGCGATGCACCAATTGTGCAACCGTGCCACCACATCACGCTTCAATCTGAAAAAACAGTCATTGTGAAAACAAAAAAGCCGCTTGACTAAGTACCTTTGTGACACCCCACACGATTGCTCAGTGGGAAAGATACTTAATGAAGCGGCTGACTTGTTGTGTGTCACGACAACGGTTTGGAGTATAGCCGAAAAAAAGCCCCTGTCAAGCAGGGGCAAAGGGCAACTGCTTGCCTTGGAGATTTTACTTAAATGTCGCTTGGAACATCTTTTCAACCTTTTGTCTGTAGGCAGCGTCAGTCTTGTACTTGGGATCTTGCACCATTTGGTACAGCTCATCCTTGCTCGCTGCGCCTGGCAACGGTGCAGACTCAATTGGAATTCTACCTTCGTAAGACTCTCTGACCTTCATCAAAGCCCTGATGCCACGAGCAGTACCGCCCATGATTTTGAATTCCTCGAAATCATCAGGTGACCATACACCCTTGTTGACCAGTCCCCTAGCCCAGTTCACCATGCCGTCTACCATGGCTTTCCCATTAGGGCCAAGGGCTTTCAGCTCCTCCGCTGGGTCTACCATGTCAGCGCCCATGATCTCTTGCGCTTGGGTTTGCAGGTTGCCTACCAAGTCGTCAAATGCCGCTTGGGATAAGCCGTTTTCCTTTGCCCAGTTGGTCAGGGTAGTGGCAATTGGATTGCTTTCAGCATTGTCGCCAAAGGCTTTCATGTCGTAATTGCCGTCTGCTGGCGCTTTGTGCTTGCCTTGGCTGATTTGCTTACGCAGATCTGACCAGCTCTTGGCAATTCCTTCTAGATCAGGCTCGTTGGAGTCTTTCTTCCAGAAGTTCTCAGGCCAAAAGTCAGGACGCTCTAAGGGATCATCTGCCCCTGTAGGCGCTGTACTGGTAGCCGCAGTGGTGTCAGATCGGTGTTCAATCTCTACGGCTTGTGGGTTTGATGGAGTGCTTACATCAGTCACTTGCACATTGTCCAATAGGCCGCTGGATGCGGGTTGGTCAGTTGTTGCTTCAGTGGTCAAATTTTCCTCGCTTGGTTAATCCGTGCTTCAATTTCCCTTACCACCGTCCTCTGCCCTTCGGCAAAGTAGGCGTGTGAGGGGTCTGTGCCTGGCACGGCGACAGGTACATTCACATACATATCCTTGAGCCACTGAAGCAGCTTCAAGCCGTCCTCAGTGCCAAAGACCCGCAGGGTAAGTCTGGCAAGATCATCCCTCTTTTGCTCGACTTCCCTGACATCCGTAGGCTGGCCTATAGCCTCTAGCTCTTCCCAACTCAAGCTGGCGCTCCTGCTGGCGCTGGCAAGGCTCCCTGAGCCTCCATAGCCATCTGTTGTTGCTGTGCCATGGCTTGTTGCATCTGCTGGTTCTGCATGTCTTCCATCAGCACAGCACGTTCAGCCTTGGTATTCCTGACCGCTGCGGGTACACCCAGCTTGTCAGCCAAGTAATCGACCAACACATCACCCTTGATAGCCAACTGACCATCTGTGCCAAGCCCTTGTGCAATCTGCATAAACTGCATGATGGCATTGACCTCTTCCATGTTCTGAGCCATAGCCAATGGAGCCACTGGCACAACCTTGACCTCCAGCCCATTGACACGCAAAGGCATATCGATCAAACCACGCTCGTCCATGACCTCAAGGATCTTGGCAACCAGTGGGATCATGGTTTCATTGATCAGACGACCAAAGGCTGAACCCAAGTTCTGAGCCAGTTCCTTCATGCGCTCAACAATCTCAGTGGCAGATCGGGCGCTCATGTTGTCTGGTGGCAACGATTCATCCAGCAAGATGCGCTTGATGTTCTGCACCATGTCATTGATGATCAACTGGCTGACGTTGAAGTCGCCTGATCTGGGCAATGGTTGCAGGGCAGCGCCTTGTGGCCCACCGTTTCGAGCCACTGGGATGATCGCACCAGGGACAATCTTGACGGTGTTGGGGTTCAACACGCCATCGTCTGCCGCTGTATATACGCCAGCCACAGCCAAGGATGCGTTCTTGAGCAACAACTCTTTGGTCTTGTTCAGCGTCTTGATGTCGGGCAGGGCAGTAATCAATGGCCCACGACCATAGATCTCACCAGCCACCTTCATGTAGCGGCTGATCACCCATGGCGACATCTTGCGGCGGCGGTAGACAATCTCGTTCTTGCTGACACGGTCAATCACATGGTAGCAATAGTCACCACGGTTTGCGTCATAGATGGTGGCCTCCAACAGCTCGATCTCATCTGTTGGCTTGTTCTCAATGCGTCTAGCCATCTCTTCTGGGATCTCGGCATCAGGCCACTGGCGCTGGATAGCCTCGCCCTTCATACGCATACGGCGGTAGACGTTGTCCACCTGACCATTTGCACCCTCTTCGTAGCTCACCAAGAACAGTGGCACAGGGATGAAGTTGATTGGATTGACATCGTCACCAGGCTGAACCATCATGCAGGCTGTACCCACAGCCAAGTCCAGCAAGAATTCACC